CGTCTACGCCGCCTTCGCCGAGAACCCCTTCTCCATCAGTCGCGCCCGCTGACAACTCCTAATTTTGAGAAAGTTAGGAATTCGTTAGGACTTCCCGCCCCACTAGAGAACAAGACTAATCATGCTTACACTAAACGGTAAACCACTAAGCCCTGATGTTGCTTTCACGCACGATGGGGTTCAATATCCTAATAACTGGCTTCGCCTTGCATCACCTGAGGAGCGTTCTGCTATCGGTATCACCGAAGAACCTGATCCTCCGACCTATGACCAACGTTTCTATTGGGGCGTTGGTAACCCAAAGGATCTCACTGAACTCAAGAAACAGTGGGTGTCTCAGACAAAGGCAACTGCCGGTTCATTACTTGCACAGAGTGATTGGTTCATTGTTAGGCAAGCTGAGACTGGTAAGCAAACACCAGCCTCTATTCTTCTTTATCGTCTTGCTGTACGTGATATCTCTAACACGAAAGAAAGTGCGATTGAGGCAACTGCTACTACAGATGAGTTGGCAGCCTATATCACAAGTTCTCTGTATACCGAATGGCCTACAGAGGATCAGCCAGTAGATACATCAACTCCTTAAGATCATGATCACTATCTTTGGAATCAAGGTAACGTATGAGACCTTGGCCTTCTTTGCGTTGTTCATTGCGTCTGAATATCTTGGTATGACCAAGAAGCGCAAAGCAAACAGCATCACACAACTCATCACCTATGCAGCCATCTTCTTCAGCAAGTCACGTACTGAAGATGACACGGTGCGTCGTATCCGTAGAGCATTTAAAAACCGATGATTAAGCTAACCGATGTAGCACGGTACTACAAAGGTTTGCCCAATCAAATCAAAGCCCTTCAAGCCCTTGAGAAACTTCTCGGGGATGAGGGGCTTTCTGATGATCAGGAGTGGGTAAAACTTTGGAGGATACCTCCTGCTAAACCTCCGGCTCAAACATTCAGCAACACTTGGGATGGCATTGAAGCGGCTGCTGCAGCTGCTGGTGCCAAGTTCCCTGAGGTTGTCGCAGCACAGTGGGCACTTGAATCAGCTCATGGTACTGCTACTAGTGGTAAAAACAACTTCTTTGGTATCAAAGGTCCGGGTACAGTTAAGACCACCTGGGAGGACTATGGTAATGGTCCCGTTACTATCAAAGCATCATTCCAAGACTTTGCTACCCCTTACGACTGTGTTAACCACCTTGTTACCCAGTGGTACAAGGATTACAAAGGTTATAAAGGCGTCAACCGAGCAGCTACTCGTGAAGATTGTGCATACCTTCTAAAGCGTGAAGGATATGCCACTGATCCAATCTACCCACAGAAACTCATTCGGTTGATGGAGCAACATGATTGAAGCACTCATTACTGGGGTGGTATCACTCATTGTTGGGGTAGGTGGTGGTGTGATGTCCATTCACGGTAAGTCAAACTCTCGTATGGATACTATCGACAAACGTATTGACGACATTGAACTACGTCTTGCTGAGAAGTATGTTCCACGACAAGAGTTAGCCACTGCCCTTCAAAAGATGGAGGATCACATGATCCGCATCGAAAACAAACTAGATCAGATCGTATTGAGAAATGGCTAACAAGAAAGCAACGGAGGACATGTTTAATGAACTCCACAATATGGTCACACAAGAATTGCTAAACCGTATTAAAAGTGGTGAAGCATCTACTGCTGACCTAAAGGCAGCTTGTGATTGGCTATCGAAGAATGATATCAGTGGGGTTGCTTATGATGGTAACCCTCTTGATAAACTTGCTACCATTATGCCGAAGGTAGATCCTGAACTAGTACAAAAGAGGCTTTATGGCAAGTCGCACATCTAAATACTATAAAGCAAATCCTGAGGCAAAGGCTAAGCGTCTTAAGCAACAGGCTCAATATAATAAGACAAAAGAAGGACTTAAGATTCGCACTGAAGCCAACCAACTCAATAGAAAGTTAGGTACTTATGGTAATGGCGATGGTATGGATGCTTCTCATACAGGTCCTAATAAAGGTAAGCTAGAATCGCCTAAAGCTAACCGTACTCGTCCGCGTAAAGGTAAGAAGTACGCGTAATGACTCCACTACTGCCTAGTCCTGATCACTATCTCCATAACCTAATAACGATGACAAGCTCTGAAGCAAAAAGGCTACACCGTCGTGCAATTAAGGAATACTTCAATTGTCAATGTGTTTATTGCGGAGAAACTTATGAATTACATGAACTTACACTTGACCACGTTCGTCCTAGGTGTCTTGGTGGTCAAGACCTTACATCAAATTTGGTACCCAGTTGTAGACAATGTAATCAGGCCAAAGGTAGTAGAAATTGGTTGCAATGGATGAGGGATACATTCGGCCCTACTAATCGAGAAACATTAATTCTATCACACATTAATTAACTATGGCAGCTAACGATAAAAAACCGGTGTCTCTGGCTAGTATGGCTGAAGAACTTAGGCAGTTGCGAAAGAAAGTAGAGACACGCAATGCTGGTGAAGATGATGCCAGCAAGAAACAAAAGGAACGTATGGATGCCATTAAGAAGCGCATCAGTGAGGACGTTCGTAATCAAGAGAATGCAGGTGGTCGTCGTATGCCTAGCTCTCAACAACAGCAGCAAACCCAGTCTAGTGCTCAGCAATCCGATAAAAAAAGCCCTGCTGCTACCACTAAAGTAGAGCAAGCTAGTTTTAAAGAGGATTCAACTGATTGGAAACAGACTCCTGGTACAGAGCGTATTAAGGGTTCTGGTAGGGTGCAGAAGGGTATCTCTGCTAATAGGTTTAATAAGTATGTTGGCAAAGGTCGGGAACATAGTTATGAGAACTATATGTCCGAAGATGAGAAAAAGAAAAAGGGTGAATCTAATGTAGTTGGGAGCTGAGTTATGGCTCCAAAACGTATAATTTATTATACACCAGAGGGTGACGCGTTTAAGAGTAGATATATATCTATTATTGAAAATTCTGGGGTACCTGGAGTTGATAGGTCTATTGATATCATCTATCAAACACCAGATGATGTTATCATTCCATACTTAGCGGAAGCACTAAGTAAAAACCCAAAAGCTGACCCCAAAAAACTTGTGCAAGCTGTCAAAGGAGCAGAACACAAAATTTTTAAAGATTTCCAAGCTGCTCCTTGGGATGAAGTACATCACGGTAGGGCTAGTCTTAGTTCTATGCGTAATGTACGTTATCTCCCACCAGAGGAGAGAGTTCTTGCTCTTAATACTACAGCCGATGCTCTTGGTGGTCCTATCGGTAATAGTCGATTTAATCTTAGAGGAAACTCAGCCTCTAGACCAGCTCATACTGGTGGATTATTTCCATGGAAAAATGCCAAAGGAGAAAAGTATAGAGATTTATATAATCTACCTACTATACCTACTTCTTCTAGTATGCACCCTATGGGAACAAATGCTGCTAACGATCCACGAGGAATTGTAGTGCCTCAAGTTAGTACTGCATCTGAGTTTACTAATAAAGCTGTTGAGTCCTCTAAAGTACAATTTGGTGATACGATTACTGGGCGGCAAAGTGATATCTCACGTCGTATTATTATAGATAATATGCTGGAGAAAACTCCGCCTTCATTGGCAATTGGATCGCCATTGATTTATGGAGTTAATGCTGAACCAGCTGATGTTAGAGCTAGTAAACTGTATTTTCAATTACCAGAAAACGAAAAACTTAGAACTAATATAGCTAAAGCTTCGTTTACATTAGATTCTCCGCAAGGTCAACGTTTAATGCAAAATGAAGCTAATAGGGCTAAGGCGGCATTGTATATTGCGGATTCGTATTTAGCAGGTCTTCCTATGCCATCGCGCGAATTTATTAAAGAAAACGCAAAAGGTATTGGTGCTGGAGCTGCCATGGGTGCAATTACACCTGAAGCAGCCTATGCTGCTGGTAAAGGCGATTTAGGTACTGCTGCAGTAGAGGGTGCTAAAGGTGCATTTACTGGTGGTGTTGTTGGTGGTGCTATTGAAGCAGGTCTCACTACTTTAATGCCTAGAGCAGCTGCAGCTTTAACTGGTGGGCCTGCTGCTCCTTTGATTGCTGGAGTAGGAACTGCATTAGCTTTGCAAGATGCTGCTCAAGCATATAGAGCTGGTCAAAGTGGTCGTTCTATTCCTCTTCAAAAGAAAGTTGAGCAAGCACAAAGTGATGTACGTCGTAAACAAGATGTAGCTCAATTCCGTGCTGCAATGCCTGGTCCTGCTAGTAGGAATCGTATGCAAGCCAATTTGTCTGGTAATCTTTCTCCACAACAGATTGAATCATTTAGAGCTGGTGGTGGTAATGCTGCCATGATGCGGGATAACCTATCAGTACAACAAGTGATTGAACGTGGCTCTTCATTGAGATACAGACAAATTATTAATAATATTACACGTAAAGAAGGTAATGTTTAATGCCAAATCCTATACCACAACCTAAGGAACAGAACCCACTACAGGAACTAGTCCGTAATCTAAAGATTGGGTACATCACAGGTCTTAATCCTATTGCTCGTGCTCATACAGGTTGGGGGTTTCTACCTGCTAAGAATGCTTCTCTTAATCTCGGTAAACTTCTTATGAATATACCGTATGATCCAGAGATGCGTGTTAAACCTAATGATCCACTTCAACAACTTCGTAAAGTAACTGCTGGTATTGGTCGTGTTGAACGAATTACCAATACCTACGGTAAGCCACGAGTGAAGCTAGCCGATTAACGCCACCATTGGTGCCTAGGAGCCTCTACAAGGGGCCTCTAGGCGCCCTTACGCACATTCTACCACCCATGCCTCTAATCTTCGTTACAGGGCCTCAGAGAAGCGGTACAACGATTGCTGCTCGTATCCTATCACATGATCTAAATCGTCCCTATATTGATGAGTCCGAATATACCCCGCATGATATTCCAAGTAATGCAGTCATACAGGCTCCATTCATTTTAAAGTCTGTATTGGAACTTTCTTATGTATTTCCTGAATCTCACTTTGTCTTTATGGATCGAGATAAGGAAGAGATCATCCAGAGTATGGAGCGTATCGAGTGGTACAAGGATTACATTGATGATCCTCAGTTCTATAGTGACTACGTAGATCATACGTACAAGTACCTTGAACTATTATGCCATACATTAGATGAGGATCGTTGGAGTATCCTACCTTACGCATCACTAAGCAATCACCCATTATTTGTAACTAATAGAGATGACTTTACCGTCAGGCAATGGCAAAAGGACAAACCGAAAGGACCCAAGCTCTGGAGGAACGACAACAGCACTGGATCTTATAAAGTTAGACTTCAAGATATTTCTACAAGCGCTATGGCAACAATTAGATCTACCATCTCCAACTAGGGCACAGTACGCCATTGCTGATTACCTACAACATGGACCTAAGCGTCTACAGATCCAAGCCTTCCGAGGAGTCGGTAAAAGTTGGATTACTGGAGCGTTTGTGTTGTGGACACTCTTTAATGATCCAGAGAAGAAGATCATGATTATCTCCGCTTCAAAAGAGCGTGCTGATAACATGTCTATCTTCCTACAGAAGTTAATCATTGAGACACCTTGGCTAGCACACCTAAGACCAAAGAGTGATGATAGTCGGTGGAGTCGTATTAGCTTTGATGTTAACTGTTCTCCTCACCAAGCACCATCCGTTAAGTCCGTAGGTATCACAGGTCAGCTAACTGGTAGTCGTGCTGATCTTATGATTCTTGATGACATTGAAGTTCCCGGTAACTCAATGACTGAGATGATGAGGGAGAAACTCCTCCAGTTGTGTACCGAAGCCGAATCAATTCTTACTCCCAAGAAGGACAGTAGGATTATGTACTTAGGTACACCACAGACAACCTTTACCATCTACCGTAAATTAGCTGAACGTAGCTATAGACCTTTTGTTTGGACATCTCGTTACCCTCGTAAAGATAAACTTTCTCAATATGAAGGACTACTTGCACCTCAACTTGTGGAAGACATCGAAATGGGTGCTGAAGAATGGACCCCAACAGATCCTGATCGCTTCACCGATGATGATCTCATTGAACGGGAAGCATCTATGGGTCGTTCAAACTTTATGCTTCAGTTCCAATTAGATACTTCTCTAAGTGATGCAGAAAAATTCCCACTTAAATTTAGTGATCTTATTGTTACCTCGGTTAACCCGACTCAAGCGCCGGATGCTATTGTGTGGTGCAGTGACCCTCGTAATTGCCTCAAGGATCTGCCTACGGTTGGCTTACCAGGTGATTACTTCTATTCCCCAATGCAACTCCAAGGGGAGTGGGGTCCGTACAGTGAAACGATCTGCTCCGTAGACCCAAGTGGTAGGGGTACAGATGAAACAGCAGCAACGTACATAAGTCAAAAGAATGGATTTCTCTACGTTCACGAAATACGAGCGTATCGCGACGGTTATAGCGACAATACACTTCTTGACATCCTTCGTGGGTGTAAGAAATACAATGTTACTAAACTCCTCATCGAAACAAACTTTGGTGATGGTATCGTCGCAGAGTTGTTTAAAAAACATCTCCAACAAACCAAACAAGCAATAGATGTAGAAGAAGTACGTGCTAATGTACGCAAAGAAGATCGTATTATTGATGCCCTTGAGCCAGTCCTTAATCAGCATAAGCTTGTTATTGATAGGTCTGTGGTGGAATGGGACTATAACTCGAATAAAGAAGCCGCACCCGAGGAGCGTCTCCTATACATGTTGTTCTATCAGATGTCTAGGATGTGCAGGGAAAAAGGAGCCGTTAAACATGATGACAGACTCGATAGCCTAGCTCAAGGTGTTAAGTACTATACAGATGCTATGGGTATCTCTGCTTATGAAGCTGTAAAGACACGTAAGCAAGAAGACTGGAATGATATGCTAGAAACTTTCCTTGATAATCCCCAGGCTGCTACTAATCATTTAGTGCTTGGATTTAGTTTAGATCAACGTAGACAAGCTCGTGGTAAACAGACAAAAACATCAGTTCCTTCATGGGTTAGCTTGTGACAGTTGTGAATTGGCTAATCGCTGAGATCAATTGCGCTGGAATCGATTTCGAGATACCACCCGTATAGGGGGAGTTGGAGGGTGGACCAACCTCCCCGAAAG